CTTGAGCGCCTGACGCACCTGGGCGTCGCGTTGCGTGTCAGTCAGCGCGGCCATGCGCACCCCCTATGATTTCCTCAATGCGATCAACGGCACTTTCGAGCCGTGCTATCAACGTCTCGTCTACGACGTGTGCGCTATCGACAAGCCTGTCGATAGAATCGGCCCATCCTCCCCGCGCGGCGCGCTTGTAAACGGCCGATTCGCTGACACCGTACTGACGCGCCAGCCGCTTCGCCGGTTCCCGCCCGCCGACGTACCGGCGGAGGATTTCATCCCATCGCTCAACGGATAGCCGCTTAGCCATTGCGCATCTCGCTCAGCAGCGACGCGTCGTACACCGGACCGGACGCAATGAACGCTTTGGAAACCCGAACGTCGCGCTCGACCGCTTCAACCTCGCTCAGCCATGCCGAGAGGTCGGCCGCATCGGGCTTGATGCCCGCGCGACGAATCGCGTCGTCGTCCAGACCGGCCTCGCGCAGCCGTGCAGTCATCGCCTCGCGGGACTGCTCGTAATTGCGAACCTTCGTGCGGAGGGTCTCGATTTTTGCGGGGCCGTCGATCAGCACTGCCGTGCAGCGACTGAGTTCAACACTGAAGCGCTCGCGCTGCTCGGCTATGAAATGGTTGAAGTCGGCGACGTACCGCTTCATGCCGGCGCGTTGCGACTGGAAATCGTCAATACGTGCGGGAATGGCATCGGCCACGCTCATGCCGGAAGCCTCAGCCAGCAATACCGCCGCGCGAATCTCGGTGAGGCGGCCATGTTTGTCAAACAGCGTCGCAGCAGTTTGCACCGCTTCATCGGCGAGACGGCGCACGCTGGACTCGTGAAGGGCATTGAAAAACGCTTTGCGTCGGCCCTCGGGGCACTCGGGGTCGATTGCGAAATTGAAACTCATGAGGCACTCATGTTTGTTGTGAGAGCACCCAGTTTCGCCGAGTGTTGTGCCGCTCCTTCGGCGTGTTTTCCTAATATTCCTCGCGGCCGTCCTAAAGTTCTCCGACTCGACTGGCCGAAACTGGAATACGCGCGCGCACGCACGCGCAGGCGCGCACTGGGACGAAATAATTCGCGGGGCCAATAATCCTCAATCGGCTCTCACCCAATATTTACGGGCATTTCAGCGGTGTTGACGGTACACCGATCACGCATAAAAACGTGCAACCGCACACCTGATTGCGCCCGATAGCGGTCCACATGGCGGTGCTCGACAGCCGTCTGCTGTAACCGCAGTGGCGATTCATCAAAAGCGCCGGAATCAGGCTCTTGAGAGCGTCCTCCGTGCCGTGACGGCGCGTGACAAGCCGTGACAGGGCGTGACGCCTTGCACCACTCGTGCTCGGCTAACCGAAAGGTGTCCGGCTTCTGGACGCCCCCCGCGCAAGCCGATGGCGTCCGGAGCTGGACGTCATCGGCGGATGCAGACACAACAAAACTCGGTGGCGTCACTCCGCCAGCTTGCGCGCGGCCGTCAACACGCGATGATTCGCCCGCAGGTTGCCTGCAACGTCCGCCGTGCGACGTCGATGCGCCGCTGCGAACGGCGTCGCGCTCGACCAACGCCTGACGAAGCTCGGACGCCGCACGAAGGCGCTTGACGAGCGCGGGGCGTGCGGTGTCCTTATTCATGGCGAGACTCCGATTGCTGGCGGGCCTGACGGCGTATCTCAACAGCATTGCGGCCCGCCGCCACGTTCGCCATGCCGTCCCGATACAGCTTATCCAGTTCGGCTACGGTCACTGGCGTGACGGTCGCCGTTGCGGGCGGCTCGGGCCGGTCCCGCCAGCCGGCCAAATTCTTGAGCGCGAGGATCGCAAAGTTGGCGGGGTACACGCGATGCAGGCCACCCTTGATTAACAGGTCGGTCTGCAAATCACGGGCGCGCTCGTGGGCGAATGCAAAATCGTCGTGCGCTGCGCACCAATTTCGCAAGGTCTCGCGCGTGACGCCAACCTCCGATGCGAATCTGGCAAAGGTCGGAAATGGATTGGCGACGGTCTCCGTGACAGTGACGGGCGTGCCGTCGTCACCCAGCCGCGTCACCTCGACGGAGCGCTCAAGCTCGACATGGAAGTGCGCGAGAATCGCCTCGCAATACTCTGGCCGGTAACGGCTCGGACGGCCTACGCGGCGTTTTGCGGGCCTCGTTGCCTCGCTGGCCATCTCGGCATTACCCGATTCCTTGCGGCCCTTTGCGCGGACATCTGACTGCCTTTCCATGGATTCGCGCTTCGCCGATCCACCATCTTTTTGGGGTCCCAAGTTTTCCTTACTGCATTTCTTCATGCGTGTTCCTCATCGGTTTGCTCACTGGATTTGATTTGCGTTTGCCGCCGAGACCCGCCGCCAGCGCACGGCGGGTCCGGCGCTCGACTTCAGCTTCGTCAAGACCGGCGCGACGCAGCAACGCGGAAATCTCGGCGGCCTGCGTTTCGTGGGCGGCCTCCTTCATCAGTCGAACCCCCGCGAGCGTGCGGCGCGGGCTGGCGGGTGCGTCGGCCATGCGCCCGCGTGATCTTCAAAGGTCACGTACTCACCGCGATACGTGAGCGCCACGTCGCCCGTGCTGCCGTGCCTAAATTTTGCGGCCCGCAGTTGCGCGAACCCGCGCCAGTGCTCGCTAGCATCCGGGTTCGAGACTTCCTCGCGATGGACGAAAAGAACGCAGTCGGCGTCCTGCTCGATGGAACCCGAATCGCGAAGATCGGACAACCTCGGCAAGCCGCCGCGCTGCTCGACCGCGCGACTCAGTTGCGAGAGCGCCAGCACGGCGACGTCCAGTTCCTTCGCGATCTGCTTCAGCCCGCGCGAAATGGCCTCAATCTCGGCGTTCCGGTTCGCAGCACCCTCGTGACCCACCATGAGCTGAAGGTAGTCAATGACGAGCAGATCGAGTCCATGTTTGCGCTTCACCGCGCGGGCCTTGGCGCGCACGTCCTGAAGACGAAGCGCCGCTTCGTCATCAACGTGCATCGTCAACCCCGTGACCTTCGTGGCTGCGACCGTAATGCGATCCCAGAACTCGCGGTCGTCGGCCGGTGCCTCCATCACGCGCGAGAGCGGAACACGGCCCAACGCGGAAATCATGCGGTCATGCAGTTCGGACTCAGGCATCTCCATGCTGAGAAAAAGCACGCTGCGGCTGGCGGCGACGTGCGTGGCCACGTTCAGCGCGAAGCTGGTTTTGCCTGAGCCAGGACGCCCCGCGACGATACAGAGCCAGCCGGGGCGCAGTCCGCCGTTCAGGCGTTTGTCTAGGTCCATGAAGCCTGTCGCGAGCACTGGCGACCCGCCGCTGGAACGCTGCTCGAGCGCCGCAAGGTGCGCTGCAAGACCTTGCGCGATGGGCGTCGGCTCCTTCTTCTTCGCGCTATCCGAAAGCGCCTCCAGCCTCGATGCAGCGCGATCAATGAGCGTCGCCGCGTCGTCGGGCGTCGCGACGGAATCGCAAATGTCGGCGGCAACCGCCAGCAGGCCGCGCTTCTGTGCACGGTCGCGCACGACGGCGGCGTAATGGGCAATGCGCGCCGCGCTGGGCGTGTTCTGCGCGAGCGCGTTCAAGTACGCGAGACCGCCGATCTGGTCGGCCTTGCCAGTGGCCTGAAGCTGCGCGTATACCGTCACCACGTCCGCACCGCCAGCCGCAATCATCGCCGTGATCTGGCCGAAAATCATGCGATGGTCGGCGCGGCAGAAGTGCTCGGCGCGCAGGTCTCCGATGCGGTCGATTGCATCGTTGTCGAGCAACAGGCCGCCGAGAACGCTTTGCTCGGCCTCATTGCTGAACGGCGGCGTGCGCTGCTGCTCGGGCGGATCGAACTGATCGTTCACGATGCAGCCTCCGCGTCGTGATGACGGCGCGCCTGCTCGCCTTGCGTGGTCAACCCGCATGTACCGTTACGAATGAACCATATCTTGTACCAGTTCGAGCGCACCGAATTGCGGTGGGTAGCACGCCAGTCCTTGTAGCGTTTCGCACCGGCTGCGAATGGCGTTCCTTGAACTCGAGCCAGTGCAGGCGAAGGAAGTCATCGGGGATGCCCACTTCATCAGCGTAGGCGAACACAGGGTCGCCCTCGGGGATGGGCCTCTCGTCCCTGCTCTTGCACTCGGCAAGGAAGGCTTTCAGGGACACTGCCGCCTTGCCAGCCGGTTTGCGTGACGTGGTTTTCTCGGATTGCGACTGCTCGATCCCGTCGCCCCCCGCGAGGGGGGTATGGGGGGTAGTTAACTCTTCTGTACTCTCCTGTCCTCTGGTCTGCTTTTTGTCCGCTTCCGATGCGGACGCGCGTCCGGCTCGCTTGCGGTCGGCATCCTGAGCACGGCGCTTTGCCGACTGGCCGTTATGCGTGTCAAACTCAGGCAGCATAAGGCCGTCAGGCTGATCAACGATCCAGCCGACCATCTTCATGGCAGCCGAGAAGCCGGCCCAGCCAATCAGTTCATCGACCGTATCGAGCGCGTACCCATCCAAGCGGCCGTCAACAGAGTGGGCGTCGAACAGACACCACACGGCCATCAGTCCGCCGACAGTCCGCAACCTGTCCGCTTTCAATTGGGACGCGATGCGGACAACTTTCGGATGCGTGAAAAGGTCGACCCGCATCTTGACCCAATCG